GTTGGTGCTAGTGCCTTATTAATTTTCTTCAAAACATACTCAAAGATCTTATCAAAAATAATCTTCATATATTTTGCAATTTGACAAGCAGCATTTGCAATTATATCTTTAAGAGATGATACTGTACTTGTGACTGCATCAATATAACTTTGTGCTGCTGCCAAATACTTATTAATATCTTTTGTAAGATTTTCAATGACTGTCTTGATTGACTTTAATGCTGATCCCGTCATATCACAAGGATTCATTAATGCAATTTTTTTAGTATAATACTCTTGCCTCTTTACATCTCCTGCAGTTATGATGTGTGGATTATCTGGTTGTTCAATTGTTGCTCCTGGTGCTGCTCCAGATTGTGGAGAACTTGCAGCCTTGCAGCGATCTTTAATTCCTTTAGCAACTGCTTGTTGAACAAATGCAGCTTTATTTGTTCCTGTTAATCCTCTTGCTTCTGCTTCTCGCAATCCACTTTGTTGGTCTGCAAATTGTGCCTTACTTAAAGACACATCTGGACGAAGACCAAATTCATTAACTTTAACGCCAGGAGGGGCAGGAGCACATTCTGCAGATTGTTCTGGAGTTGTTGGTTTTTTTGTGGTTAATCCAGTATCAGGAACTTTTGGTTTTGCTTGTTGTTGTGGAGGTTCTTTTCCTTCTGCATATCCACTTGTTGCAGCAAAGTTTTGTTTTGTTGTTCCAATCTTTGTTGCAAGTGCAGTCTGAGAATTGTTTCCAAGTACTCCCATAATTACAGGAACTTGTTGATCCTGACCATCAAGGAAAAATCCAAATACAAAATTACCTTGTCTTAAACTTGAAGTTTCACCTGCATTTGTCTGACCACCACCAGCAGTGATGGGGTACATGACTTGTGCCCAAGGAAGTTGATCTGAGGGAATAGTTTCCTCTTCTTTATCGTGAAGACCAATAATTCTGACTTTATATCTACGACCCCAACCAGGAACCTCATCTTTACCTTGATGTTTTCCTGGCAGCATATTATCACGCCAGGTGGAATCGTCAGCAATCTGACCAACCCACCAATTAAATGATGATCCTAAAAATCCTGAATTAAATAATGCAGTTCCTTCCATTACTTATCAATTTTCATAAATTCTACATTCTGGCGCTGCTGGGTTATTGTCACAAAATAATTCTAATGATGATGGATCGTGATTATCTTCTGGATGATTTCTTTGATATTTTTCTAATGAAGTTAATTCATCTTCCAAATGGCGGCGTCTTTGGCTATTTGTATCTGAATTGTCCAGTTCATTTCTATCATCATCTATGTGTTGTTGAAGAGTCCTGTTACTCATAATGGCATTTTCCCAGATGTGTGATTACCAATTCTACCAAATGAATCTCTTACCAAATTAAGTTTAGTATAAGTTTCTTTTGTAGAAATATAGTGACATAAATCTGCTATAATATATAGACCTCCATTTTCCTTACTTACGTCTTTGGACTCTTCCGAAGAAAGTTCTGGAGCATCTACAAAGATAGCATCTCCAGCATGTAGAGAAAAGTCACCGGCTATTGTAATCGTAGTCTTAATAGAATATAACTGATTATACCTCATAATTGATTGATTTAAGATCTTCTTTGGATCAAAATTTTGGTCCTTTGATTTTTCTATTTGCTGAGAAGTATCTCCAGAAGGAAGTGATCCCTTGTCAATTAACATATATGTTGTTCTTGAAAAATCTTTATTTTTTCCTTCTTTATTAAATTCAGGATTTAATACAGGAAGTTCTTTTCCACCAAGTTTCAAATCTTTTTCTTTTTCCTTTGCATTTGGCGTGATAACTTCATAGTAACAATTGAATGGGTCAAATAAAATTGTACGGGTTGAGAATGCTCCCATTTTTAATTTTTCTTTAACATCAACACGATTATCCTTTGAATATTCTAAGGCTTTTGCATCATATCCTGCAGGAAGATTATCGCCTCTGGAATCGGGAGATTGGTTATAGAGAATTGATTTTTTCTTTTCTTGACTTAACAAAGAATCAATTGATTTAAATTTAAATCCTTCTGAAGTTTCAAAGAAAAAATAACCCGCAGTACTTCCATCTGCTCCAGGTAATTGTGGAACTGCTTTTTTTGATAACCAATTCATTGCATAGTATGGTTTTTTATTATTACCAATGAAATTATAGGTATTAGAAGTTTCTTCAATATCAAGTTTCTTTTGAGTATTAATATAATTGGCATCCGATAGAATTTTTTTAATGTGATCTGATATTTTTCCATCAAATCTTGTGTTTAATCTTACCTTCTCATTCATAATAAACTCTTTAGATACAAGATCCAATTGAACCATGGATTTTGTTGTATCATCAGATAAAGGAGTAACCTTATTTACATATAAAGTTAGATCTATTTGTTCATCATTATTATCTTTAAATTTTACATAAACTTTTTCTTGTCCAACAAGAGGCAATCCTTCAAGAACAGTTTTCTTATCAATTGCATTTCCAGAATCAGTAAATGTTACAGTTGCTTTTATAGTATCTTGCATGATACTTTCATAATACATCAAACGAATAGTTCCGCCAGTAATGCTTACAGTCTTGCTCTGATCTTTATTTGATACAATATCCAGTCTCTCAATAAAAGACGGTTCTGCACTTTTTGAGATTATCTGTTTTGCCATTTAATATTACCTCCTATTTCTATTTAACCACCCATTTCCAGGGCATCAAATGGATCATAAGAATCCTCCCCACCACCATCCATCATCATAACACTGCCACCAGCCATTTCAGAATCATAATCACTTTCACCTCCAGATGATGGCATAACAATTGTTTGTGGTGACATTACATCATAAGGAGCATATTGTTGAATTGCTTTCATTACTCCTTTGTGATCTTTTGCTTGGTTGATAGCAAGCAACATGTCTCTTGCTGGACCAGAACTATCAGCATCAACAACTATCTCTCTTCCCTTTTCTCCCAACATTGCAAGGTGGGGGCCTCCAAGGGTTTCTCCACCTTTTGCATATGCTTTTGCAATTGTTGGACTGGAAGAACCTCCAAGAAATTCTTTTAAAGTCTTTCTGACTTTTCCAGACCCAGCATAATCTCTTGATCCTATAGCACCAGAACCTCCCCACTGTGCTCCAGGAACATCAAATGCCAATCCAGAGTAATGAAGTGAACCATTGGCATGGCCACCAACAGAATCAAATCCTTTAAATTCTGTTACTTGTATGCCTTTTGATTTGAAAAAATTATATGCTCTTACTGCAGTATTTCTATCTTTAAATGCAATATGATCATGATAATTTCCGGGTGTACCATGTCCTGCTCTATCAAATCTGCCAAATGGAGTATTTGGATCTCCGGTAATATATTCTGCAACAGAACCTCCAACTCCACCTTTATCCATTCCAGCAATATTCATACTGCCAGGAATATTGTATCCTTTTTGAGTTCTATATTTCTGCAATCCAGAAAGATATTGTGCATGTATTTTGGGCCCTTTATCATTTTGAATTTTTTCATCAGGCCTTTCCCATTTTCGCATAAACCAATCTGCTGCTTCTTGTGGAGAAGAAAATTTTGTAGAAAGATATTGTTGCCCTGGTTCACCAGGTTCTTTTAATGCATAATCAATTTGAGCTTTCCAATTTGTTTTATAATCTGGAACTGCCTTTAAGAAATTAGATCTGCGTGGTTCACTTGTATACTGCCACAATCCAACTCCACCTCCACCACCTTCTTCCAAAACACCAGGTCTAAATCCACTTTCTCTGGATATATTTGCCATAAGACCCAAAGCGTGTGTATCATCCATACCCTTTGAAAGAAGATACTTGTATATGTCTCCTTGAAGTCCTTCTGGAGAATATTCGCCACCAATTCCACCAGGACCCCCGGTGCCTGGGGTGGGTGTAGGTGGTTCTCCTTTTTTTAATCTCAAATTGTCTTGTATATCTCTTAAAGTTTCTTGTGTATTACTTTCTGTTGATTCTCTAAATGCTTTTGCAACCCAATTTGTAATATCACCACCTTGACTTATAGCATCTAATGCTTTTGGATCAACAAATCCACCTTCCGCAAATGCAGCAGCAAGTCCCCCCTTTAATTGCCCTTCATTCAATCCCTTTGAAACCAAAAGATTAATTCCAAGACCAACATTCTCATAATCTTTTTGACTTGGTTTTTGTCCCAAAAGAATTTTGGAAGTAATTGCAAGAATTGGTCCAAAATAGTCACTCTTTCCAAGTTCTTTTCCAGTATTTTCAATCACCTTAAATGGATTCATCATATCAATAGCATTTTTAGCCGTTTTAAGTGGATTGTCAAATAATCCAAATAATTTATCTTCGCCACCAACATCAGCACCTGGTTGCATTTGAATTTGTCCAGGTTTTCTTGGAGCAAGTTTTCTTTTATATTTTCCTTTCTTTGTATTCAGAATTCTTCTTTTTTGGCCCTTTGCTGTACCGCCGCCTGCCATGCGTTTGGGTTTATCTTCCAATCCAAGTTTTTTGAGAAATTCATCAGATGCATAACTGGTGCCAGCAGAAGCTCCAGTAGCTAATGCTGCTCCACCCAATAAAGTTGCAATTGCCACTGGGGTTAAGGTTCCACCACTAAAAAGTGCTTCAGCAACAGCAGCGGCACCCGAGGCACCTAAAACTGCATTAAATACTGCCATGCTCAAACCACCAGATATAATGGTTCTTGCAGCATCCTTATAATTTCTGTCTTTTATAGAACCGACAACATCAAAAACTAACGGTATTAAAGCAATATAACCAAGAGATTTGCCAGCAACGCCTAAAATTTTTGATGCTCCTGAGGGAAGACGAAATCCTTTCCCACCACCTGTAACTTTTGCACCTGTTCCAGGTAATTGGGGAAGACGAAATCCACCACTTCTTCCTGTAGTTATTGTTGGTCTTTCTCTAAAAGGATTTCTTATATCAGGTCTATTTAATCCTCTTCCTCCACTTGTTGTTACTCTTGGTCTTCCCCCCTGTCCTGGTTTAAATCTTGATCCACCCCCACCCCCACGACCACCAAATCCATTACCACTTGCTGCTATCATTCCAACAATAATGGCAAGATTTAAAAATTTGTTTAATAGTCCAGAAAGTTGATCAAATTGTTTTACGCCACCTTCTCCAAATAGATTCTTCATGAATCCTCTGGTAGCATCATATGCTTTGTATCCCCAATCAATAAAAGTCACTAATCCATCTAAAAGTTTTCCGCCAATATCCAGAACAAAATCAGATGCCTTTCCAATAAAAGAAATTACTCCCTTTAATTTTGGCAGTTGATCTACAAGTCTTACTGCAAAATATCCAAGAATAATATTACCAATAAAATTTTTAATCCAATCCAAAAATCCCATTCTCGGGAGTTTTGGCATTTCTATTTTTCCTTTTTCTGCCTTTGGTTTTGTTTCTAATTTTGTCTCTAATTCAGAAAATCTTTTCTTTTCACCTTCTTTTCTTTTAATATCAAGTGCTTTCTTTTGAGATGCTACTGTTCCTTTTAATAGTTTATCAATCTCAATAACTTTTACTTTTATAATTCCAATATTCTGTTGTGATTTTTCAGAAATGACCGCAACAGATCCTTTAGAAATCTTAGCAACTTTTGCAAGTGCTCCTCCCTTTGATGATGGTAAAAACTTTTGAGTATTGATTACCATCTTATCTCATCAATCCTAGTGTTTGAGTTTTTGATCTCATACCAGGAGATCCTGCAGTAAAGTTTGGAACACTAGACTTAGGAGCACCACCTGTTTTACCTTTTGAACGTGATGGAACTGGAGGACCATAAACAACTTTTGCTTGCGGTTTTGCAGGAGGTTTAACTGGTTTTGCAACTGGTTTTGATTTTGCTATTTGTGCTGGTGGTCTTTTAACTTTTCCAATTTCAATTCTAGATCCAAGAGCTCTTTGATTTAACCATCCAATATCTTGAGCAAATCTACCTGCCATGGATGCTCCATAATAAGCAGCATCACTCATAGACCCCTTTAATAATCCTTTTTTTGCCATTCCTGCATATTCTGATACTGTTTTATTAAAATTATACCGATCATCCGTATATAAAGTGTTACCTTTACCTTCGGTTGATGCCGAAAATCTTCCTAAAGTAGAATTAAATGATGATCCTCTTGGCCCAAGTTTATCTGTATATGCTCCACCTCCACGAGCTCCCTTATTAATATCCTCCTGGTTCCAATTCATCTTAATTTGACCAGTTTTTGGATCAGTAATTAATCCATTTTTTTTAGCAGTAAGATCAATTGTTTTTTGTCTCATTATGTCAACTTCTTTATTTGACATAATTTTAAAAGGTTTTCCTAAAGGACCTAACATTGCTTTTGCAAAAGTTAAGTTTCTCATCATAGTTGCATTACCTGATGGAATAGGAATTATTCCCTTATCCATCATTTCTCTAAAAGGACCGTCTGGAATATTTTTGACAAACTTATCACTAATTTTAACAAGTTTATCTTGTCTGTTATTTGACGCATCAGAGAACGCTTTATATGTCTTTGATGATGTTCCTTTTTCTATTCCACCAAGAATTCCTGTACCAGCATTAACAACATTTTTTTTAGTAGAATTTAATGTTTTCTGGCCATAATTTAATACATTTTTTTGTAAATTTGGATCATTGACAGTATTATTCACTTGATTATAAAGTCCACTTGCACTACTTGCAGCAGAAGTTAAAAGATTTCCTGCATCTTTTTGCAATCCTCCGCCAGTAAGATATCCCTGCGCCTTTACACCTTCATTCATAACCGCATTATATACATTATTACCAACTCCAGAGAGATTAACTCCAGTTTTTCTTGCTAGATCATTTGCCCATTTATATTGTGGTGATAATCCTCTAATAATTTCATTAACAACTGGTTTTAAATTTCCACCAGATGCTCTATCAACTCCTTCATATGCGTCACCAATTAATCCACCGCCGGCCGCATGAGGAACACCACTAATTAACTTTGGTTTATTTGTTCCTCCACCTGCAGCATTCATTCCCTCCAAAGTATCAACACCATACTTTGCAACGGCACCGCGAGACATTACAAATTCGCCATCACTCAGCATTGCTGGGACTTTATCTACACCCTTTTCACCACTTACAAATCCATTAAATCCGCCGCCACTAAATCCATAACCTTTTGTCTTTCCTGTTTGAAGTAATGAGATTTGCTCATCAATCTCAGACCCCTTTCCCTGAAGTTTTTCAAAAACATTAAGATTTGCTTTTTGGGTTTGAAGTTGTTGTATTTTATCTTTAGTAGATCCAGGTGCTTTAGAAGTTTTTCTTTCCTGTTCATTTACAGTTCCTGGGAACATTGCAGGTATAGTAGCACCTGCAGTAAATAAAGCAACACCAGCACCTAAAGGACTTTTAATTAATCTTAAAAGTTGGGGTATTGCAACTTTTCCTATTTGGAAGATAAATCTCCCAAGCATTCCAACTGTTCCTCGAACAAACTTACCAAAAGTTGTCCCAAATAGAACATAGGCTCCCAATAAGGCAGGCCACCAATCACCAATAAATCTTATAATAGATTTTACCTTACTTGCATTCTTTGGATCTGCTAACCAATCAAGTAGTTTAATTACTACTCTACCAAGTAAAACATTAACAAGAAAATTTATTATCTTATCAAGAATAGATTTGACTGGTGCGATTACCTTTTCTGCAATCTTCTTTAGACCTTCAAATCTCTTTTCTAATTTATTTTCTGCAGCGTCTCCCTTTTCCTTTTCCCTACGTCTTCTATCAGTTTCTAAGGAACCGGAAAGTAAATTTTGCTGTTGCTTTATTGTTTCATGAATAGAAACAACCGCAGCAGTAATTGCAGAAATATTATCATCTAAACTTTTTGATACTGGAGAAGTTCCAATCGCAGCAGGAAGTGCTTTTAATGATTTACTGGCAGTAATCAGTCCTTTTGTTTTTCCAATATTAAAGGAAGATGAATTTATTTTTTTACCTTTTTTTATTTGAAATCTACCTTCATTTTTCTTTCCCTTTACCCTCTTATATTCATTCGTTAATGCCTCAATCTCTTCTGTTGGAATTGTGGTTTTGGACATTCTGCCCTTTACCATTGCCTCCTTCAGAAGAGTTAAGTAAGTATCATAATCCAAGTCAAAGACATCTTCAAGACCAAGAAGCCTTAGAATTTTTTCATCTATAGATTCTTTGACATTAGAAGTGTCCATTACTCATTTGTTGTTGTTTTGCTTGCTCTTCTTCGAGATGCTGTTGTAACAATGTAACATAGACATCCCTTTCCCAAGGAATCATATTTTCAATCTCTGTTAATGAATATTTATGATATTGCATTAACGAAAAATTAAGACGAAAATAATTCTCAAGATCCATATGGATCAGGGCTATGCGAAAAAAGATGCTAACCCTTCTAACACTACTTCACTTTCAATTTCAGTGACTGGATTTTTAACTTGGATGGTATGAGAAAGTTTTGGCATCGTTTCAAAGAACTTTTCAATTTCCTTGAATTGTGACGAATTCATTGATTCTAAAAAGTCAGACAATTCTTTCTTAGTTACATCTGATGTAGACCAAACTTCATCTTCAGTATAAATTTTATCAATACAAGATCCAATCAATTCAAATGATTGGTCCATAGCATTTTTATCATTAAAATCAAAATTACTTTTAATAAATTGGTCTAATGATGGATACTTCATTTCCATCATAATTGAAGAATCTACTTTAATTTTATTTGTATGATTCTCATTCTTTTGAACTTGAATGTCATCAAGATTAATTTTTACTGGAACTTGGGTTTCTCCGTCATCGGGACAAATAATATTAACCTCAAGTTCTTCCCCAACAGATTTACCACGAATATTAAGGAACAAATATTCAATATCAAATGTTGGAAGTGATTCCACCTTAATATTCTTTGTAAGAATACAATTTTTAATTACTGTCTTAATTGCAGTTGTAATTTGCTTTGTATCTTCACTTTCTAAAGCAATTACAAGCAGTTTTTCCTCTTTAACTAAAAATGGTCTGTATTGAATTGTTTCTCCTGTTGATGGCAATTCAAGTTCATATGATGGGGTTGCAATCTTTGGTAAAGGCATAATGTCCTATAAAGTTCAGTATGATTATTTATGGGCAATGGCCGGATGGTAAAGTGGCCTACCCGAATAGATTTTCTGTAGAAAATGCCTTATAATATGAGGACAAACAAACAAAACAAATGCGACAAATTTTCTTCGGTCTTGTTTTTCTTTATGGAGTTGCACTTTCAACCTATTTTGGATCTTGGGGAATTAGAGATATGGAAGCTCTTGAAAAAGCAGTTTCCGTGGGAGCACAACATCAAGAAATTCGTCACAGAATGAATGTTTCTGCTGAAGGAAATTGGTTTTTACTTTCAAATTTAATTGCAGTTACTGGTGCTCTTGGAATGATTGGTTCCTATAAAAAGGATGATTAATTTACTAAAAAAAATAATAATCGGATATTTTATATTTACAAGTGCTATTCTTGGTATGACTTATATCATATCAATATTACCTTTACCCGATCCGCCGACAGATGCAAGAGAATGAGGGTCTTAATGACCCTTTTTTTTATTTCAAATTAAGTGTATAATTTCCACTATAAGCATCTTTAACATTAATACTATTTCCTGTTGCAGCAGCAGGATTGTAATTAACTCCCCCAGTTGTAGTGAAATCGCCCAATGAAGTCAGATTTAAATTTGGATTAAATGCTTGAGCATTAAGTGCAGCCAATTGCTCATTGGTCAAATTGAAATTTTTTGGAGGTTGAGACTCTTTATCACCTTCAGTACTTCCCTGGTTCAAAATATATCTAATGTAAGTCATGGTTACGGTACACTTAAGTAAAGATGATGAATCATAAGAAACTGGTATTGAAGTTACAGAAGTTGGAAATGATTTTACAAATTCATATTCCAAAGTCTGTCCAGTATAATCTCTTTCAAATTTTATAACTTTTAGTCCAGATGCAACATATTCCTCTACATATCTTGCTCTATAAAAATAATGTGCATCTGCTGATCCCGAATTTTTATCGCTCTGTCTTCCTCTACTTTCATCTACAATAAATTTAATCCAGGTTTCAAAAAATCTAATTGGCAAATAATTTTCTGCATCAACATAGAAAGTAAAATCAATTCCCTCATCATAAACTCTTCTATATGCATGTCTTTCTGTTACGCCAGTAAAATCATTATTAATTTCAAGAGTTGCTAACCTTGATCCAGGAAGAGTTGCTTCGGAACATAATAAATTCAATTGTTCTTGCTTATAATTTACTCCATTATATTTAAGAAATTTTGTAAACTCTGCATTACTTGGTGCTGCAATTTCAACTTCAAAATGAGAAGTCAGTGCGGGGCGAAGTAGATTTGCTTTAATGACTGCTACTGTCCTTTTAGTAGGCATTTATAAATACTTTTTGAAGCGTTATATTATGTAGTAAAGATAATGGCAGAAAGTATTAAGAGCAAATACAGACCATCTTATCCAAACAAATATAAAGGAGATCCAAATAATATTATTTGTAGGAGCAGTTGGGAAAGACGTTTCTGCTCTTGGTGCGATATCAATGAAAATATAATTGAATGGGGAAGTGAAGAGTTTTGGATTCCTTATCTCTCTCCTGTTGATAATCGTGTTCATAAATACTTTCCAGATTTTATCATCAAACTCAAAGAAAGTACAGGACAAATCAAGACTTATGTGATTGAAGTCAAGCCAAAAAAACAAACTCAACCACCAAAACCAAAATCAAGAGTGACAAAAGGATTTCTATACGAAGCAAAAACTTATGCAGTCAATCAAGCAAAGTGGAAAGCAGCCGTAGAATTCTGTAAGGATAGAATGTTAGAATTTAAAATTATAACCGAAGACGAATTAGGTATCAAATAATGGCAGAAGGTTTCGGTCAATATAAAGATACGTCTTCATCTACAAGAATAAAAGAACTCAAAAAAAGAGTTGCTGCATTAGACACAAGAGATCCAGAAGAAATAATGATAATTATTATGGATGTCTTTAAGGAAGAAGTATTATATCCAGAACCAGGAAAGTTTTATACATTCATTTATACTCCAAAAACTCCCGATATTGATTATGACCAACATCCACTGATTGCTTGTACTGATCTTCAAAAGTGGGGATTTAAAGGAATTAACTTTCATTGGAGACAATCAAGGAATTATACCTGGGAAGAAGTTATAGGTAAATTACATGTCGTTCGTCCAAATGAACTTGACGAATTGATTGCATTGAGTTATGGAAAATTCCGTCTAAATAAATAAAAACCATATCTATAATGGCAGATAGACCAACCGTTAATGGGTGGAATAATATAAATTTAAATAAACCAGAAGAGTATTCTTCAGAGTTTACTGTGGACGGCAATAGATATGCAAATGTAACAAATGTAACGACAGGACAAAGACAACTATATCTTGTAAGTGGTCTAGGAGGTACTCCATTAACCCAAAGAAGTTTACTTACCACAACGAATGTTGATGGAAAAGTTGAACCTGGGGAGGGATACAATGCTTTTTCAAAATCATATGGACTAACCAAACTACAAAACGCAGAAAAAGCAAATAAACAACAATCAACTAAACTTTTATCAACTCCAGGAATATCAACTAAGGACGAACTTGCAAAAGTAAAAGATTCGAAAGAATTTAAAAGTTCTTTAGCAAATGTTGGAACATCAGCAGGAATAACAACAGCATCCGCAGCTTCTGTTACAGAAGATCTTAAAAAAGAACAGGGGGGAACAAGAAATCAATTTCCTACACTACAATATCCAGAAAAAATACAACTAAAATTTCAAGATGTAATTCAATTTAGTATGGTAAAATACTCACCAAAAACATTCAATACTGGAAATAGTGAAAGTTTATCTGCTTTTAATGAGAGAAGAAAAATAAATCCTTCAGGGAAAGATAAAAATATTATAGGAGTTGTTACTCTTCCAATTCCGGGAGGAATAGGTGATGGAAATTTAGTAGATTGGGGATCAAATTCTATAGATGTAATGCAAGCAAGTTTGGCAGGTATTGCAGATGCGGCAATTGGAGGTGGCGGAGGTGCTGGTGCAGATGCGGCTAATAATAAAATAAATGCTGTTGCTAATAATGCGGATGCAGTAAGAAATGCCGCAAAAACCTATTTTACAGAGCAAGCAACAGGAACTCAGAATACACTATCAAGAACACAAGGAGCGGTATTGAACCCAAATATGGAATTGTTATTTAATGGACCTCAATTGAGACCATTCAATTTTACATTTAAATTAAGTCCAAGAAGCAAAAAAGAAGCAGAAAGTGTTCGTGGTATTATTAGATTTTTTAAGCAAGGAATGTCTCCGATTAGAACAGAATCAAATCTATTTCTAAAAGCACCCCACACATTTCAAATTCAGTATCTTCACAAAGGTGAAGAACACAAATTTATTAATAAAATAAAAGAATGTGCATTACTTTCTTTTGTTGTAAATTATACTCCAGAAAGTAATTATGCAACATTTACTGATGGTGCAATGGTATCATACGAAATTCAAATGCAATTTACAGAACTTGAACCAATCTTTAATGATGATTATGGGTTGGGTACAGGATCGGGTGGTCCAGACACAGAAATAGGTTACTAAAATGCCAAGTTACTTCCGTCAAGTTCCAAATTTTGATTATGTTAGCAGACTACCAAATGCTAATATTGGAGATTATATTCCTGTAAAAAATATTTTCAAGAAAGGAAAACTTCGTGAAGATATTTTTCAAAACCTAGCATTCTTTGAAAAGTATAAAATTCAAGGAAATGATCGTCCAGATAATGTTGCCTTTGAAGTTTATGGCGATTCCACTTTAGATTGGTTAGTTCTTCTCTGCAATAATGTAGTTAATATTCAGACAGAATGGCCTCTAACACAAGATGCATTCGATAGATATGTGCTGAATAAGTATGGTGATTATGAAACTCTTTATAGTGGAATACATCATTATGAAACATCAGAAGTCACAAATAGTCAAGGAGTTGTTATGGTTCCTAGTGGATTAGAAGTTCCTGATGGATATTCAATCAATTATTATGATTACTTTATCGATAGTCAAATTGATACTGGAAATATTGCAGTTGAAGTAACTAACTATGAGTATGAAGATAAATTGGAGAATGATAAAAGAAATATTTACATTCTTAAATCAAGATACTTGAATGTAGTTCTTGATGATATGGGCGATATTATGCCATATAAAAAAGGGTCTTCGCAATATGTTAGCGAGACCCTTAAGAGAGGAGATAATATCCGTTTAACTAGTTAATCACTCTTCGGCAAGACGCTGAAAGTAACTCAGAGCATCATCTTCATCTTCATCCACAGAATTAACTACGGGAAGTGAAGGTGACTTAGAACGGGCATAGGATTGTTCCAGCTCTTCTACCACACGACTTTCGGCAGTAGGTGCTTGAGTGTAGGACTCATAAACTTCCTCTTCCTCAGCAACTGCACGAGCAGCACTCTTCTGACCCAGAACACTCTTGAGACGACGCTCAAGATCCTCATAAGACTTGAATTGATCAGGAGCAGTCACAGCAGCAAGAGAGTACTCTTTCTTCCAGATTGCTTCCATTGCATCATCATCGTCAAGAAGAGGTGCCTGACGATCAAACTCAGACTTATCATAGTTCCAGTAACCATCCTTCTTCACAATCTTCAGTTTGAAGTTTGCACCTTGCCAGAAGTCAAAAGGATTGATAGGAGTTTCATCTTCAAATTCAGGTTGCATGGCTTCCATGACCTTATCAAAGATCTTCTTACCATACTTGAACAGAAAGACTTTACCTTCGTTTCCAGGATTAGTAGGATCCTTCACAACATAAATGTTGGAATAGTAGGACAACTTACGCTTCTGCTTACGAACAGTTTCCTTATTTGCTTCAGTACCTGTATTCCACAACTCACGATTGTATTCACCAAGAGGATCCTTACCACCAATGGTAGTCAGAGAGTTCTCAATGTACCAACCACCAGGGCCTTGAAAGGCATGGGAATACATCTTTGCCCAGGGAAGTTCTTCACCTTCAGGGGCAGGAAGGAAACGAATTACTGCGAACCCGTTACCAGTTTTATCCATCTCTGGTTTCCAGAGACGCTCATCAGCACCACCAGATGTGGTACTCATCTTCTCAACTTCCTTGACCAGTTTCTGGGTCAAAGAACCAAGAGAAGATTGCTTTTTAAGATCAGAAAAAGACATTTGTATACCTCGGATTAATCGGATTTGGCTTTTGTGTACTTCGTTATTCTAGTCGTCAGCGTCGTTTTTGTCAATCTGTTTTTTCATCACTTCAAGCATTTTGGACATATTGTTGAAAATCACATTCATGTCCACATCAGGAGAAAGACCCATCATTGCAGCAGAACTTGAAATTTTTTCTTTCATGCTCTGTGCCTCTGGATCATCAGATAGACTTAGACGTGTATAAAGAATTTGTTGTTTATTAAGAAGTTTATCAAGAAGATCGACATGGCGAATTTTTTCCTCCTTTGTCATTGTAGGAAAAGTAAAAACACTTTCATAGATTTCATCTTGTAGTTCAGAGATTTCGGTCATCTCTGCACGGACGATATCGGAACTAAAAAAACTCATGAATCCCCAAGAATAACTTCTTTCAAAATTTTACGAAATTTAAGTACATCAATATTTAGAAACGGGTTGTACTTTTTAATTTTCATGCTGACGGATTCCCACACTGGGTCCTTCAGTTTCTTATCAAAGTTATTCCCGTACAGGAATATTCTATCATAGATTACCATAGTTTCCAGGCTAATCTTCCCGCTCAGGAACATTTTTAACAGCACTGGATGAGACTTGGAGCAATCAAATACTTGCTCAAATTTGTGTTGAGAGAAAAGTTGTTGAGTTTCTTCCTTAAACAGATAAGAGAGTGACTGAACCTTCTTTTGCCACTCTTTATATCTTGTTTCTCCTTCTTTCATAATCTCACCAATCCATAATGATTGTGGATCACTACAAGAAACAAAATTAGCAACAAAAAAATCTACTACTTCCTTATCAGTCTTTTGTCGTACCACTTTCTCAAACCAAAAGCGATCTTTGCGTTTGTAGAAAGATTGTACTGTTGCACGACTTTTACCACAATACTTATGATAATCGTATGATTTTTTCGTAAAGTGATTTTTTAAGGCAAGATATTCT